GCATTACAACCAACAAGATAATGCCCCTAGTTAATTTCGCAAATCTGGACTTTGACCAGATTAAAACATCAATTAAAGATTATCTTCGATCTAATTCTAATTTTACGGATTATGATTTTGAAGGATCCAACCTGTCAACGATAATTGATGTCCTTGCATACAACACATATATCACTTCATACAATGCCAACATGGTATCAAATGAAGTTTTTATCGATAGTGCAACATTAAGAGAGAATGTTGTATCATTAGCACGTAATATTGGATACACTCCTTATTCAAAAAGAGCATCACAAGCTAATATTTCCTTTTTTGTAGATACGACTGACTATACAGATCAACCGCAAACCATAACTTTAAATAAAGGTATTGTTGCATCATCTAATAGCTTTGCAAATGAGGGTTATACCTTTGCAATACTCGATGATATTACTGTTCCCGTCTCAGATAACCAAGCATCTTTTGAAAATATTGCAATTTATGAGGGAATTTACCTTACAAGCACTTTTACAGTAAATTCTTTTGATCCAAATCAACGTTTTATTCTTGAAAATAGTGGAATTGACCTTTCTACACTCAGAGTTGTCGTAAAACCATCTCAATCTTCTACTGTTACTCGTAAATATGTAAAAGCTGATAGTTTATTTGAGGTAAATGGTGAATCTGCTGTTTATTTTTGTCAAGAAATAGAGGGTGAGAGGTATGAATTGATATTTGGAGACGGAATTTTTGGTAAAAAGTTAGAAGCTCCTAGTTTTATTGAAGTTTCTTACCTTGTAACAAATGGTGACCTTGGAAATGGCATTAATAATTTCAATTTTGCTGGAAAATTAACATCTTCACGAGATAATATAGCCATTAGTAGTGGAGTTTCTCTTGTCACAGCACTTAATAGTAGTTCTTTAGGTCAAACTATCGAATCTGTAGAGTCAATTAAAAAATATGCGACTAGAATTTACTCATCTCAGAAAAGAGCTGTAACTGCTGCAGATTTTGAAGCAATTATTCCAACAATATACACTGAAACTGACTCTGTTTCTGCTTTTGGTGGGGAAACTTTAGATCCACCTCAATACGGAAAGGTTTTTGTAAGCATAAAACCTACAAGTGGGCCATATTTGTCCGATCAAGTCAAAAATAACATAAAAAGAGAAATTAAAAAATACTCAGTTTCAGGAATTGACGTAGAAATTAGTGATTTGAAGTTTTTATATATCGAATTAAACATAACTGCTTACTATAACTCCAATTTAATCTCATCTGGTGATCAACTCGTTAGTCTCATTGCTGAGAATCTACGAAAATATGCTCGATCACCAGAATTAAACAAATTTGGAGCTAGATTTAAGTATAGTAAGTTAATATGTGTTATCGATAATACTAGTGATGCCATAACTTCTAATATTACGACAGTTACGATGAGAAGGGATCTTAGAGTATCCTTAAATAGTTTTGCGGAATATGAAATTTGCTTTGGAAATGCTATTTTTGCCAAAAATTGTGATGGATTCAATATTAAGTCATCTGGATTTAATGTAGATGGAATTTCTGGTGTTGTGTATCTTACTGATAAACCAGATACTGGATCTAAAGATAATGGACAGATGATGTTAATACAATTAGAAGCTTCTAACCAAGCAAAAATTATCAAACAATCAATTGGAACAATTGATTACAAACATGGTGAAATTAAACTTTCACCAATCAATATAACTAATACAGTTCTTAACAAAGGATTCCCCGTTATTGAAATTTCTGCTATTCCTCGTTCTAATGATGTATTAGGTCTTCATGATCTATATGTACAAATTTCCCTTGACAATACAATAATTAACGGTATATCAGATTCTATTAATTTGGATACAACCGCTTCCAGTTATGCAAATGGTAGTTTAGTTCGAGGTCAAAAAGTGGTTCCAGGCTCTACTACTTGCGATACACCTGATGATACTGTATTTACCGATAATGGTAATGCAGTCGCAGTTGCCTCTGTAACCGCTTCCAGTGCCTCTACAGCAGCATCAACAACTGTTTCTACTACATCTAGTGGTTCGACATCTAGTGGTGGAGGAGGTTCAATGACTGGAGGTGGTGGTGGTTCATCCTCTGGTGGCGGCGGTGGCTACGGTTACTAACTCTCATATTCTTACTAAGATCAAAGTACACAAAAAATGATATCAACAGATCTCCAAAGAGTACAGATTCAAAATATAGTTGAGAATCAACTCCCTTCTTTTGTACAAGAGGATTTTCCTTTATTAGGAGAATTTCTTAAAGAGTATTATACCTCTCAAGAGTATCCTGGAGCTTCTGCTGATTTAATTCAGAATATAGATGAATATTTAAAATTAGAGTCTTTAACTAATAATTCTAACGAGACTGAATTGGGAAGTGCAGTTGATTATGACGATACTACCATTACAGTTACTTTTGATCTTAATAAAAGTATTTTCGGAACATATCAATTTCCTGATAAAGATGGTTTAATACAAATTGACGATGAAATAATATTATACAAAGAAAAAACGAATACTACCTTTACAGGATGTGTAAGAGGGTTTAGTGGTGTTACCTCATATGGCACATCTGATCAATTAACATTTTCACAGTCAGATGTTAATCCTCATGCAAAAGGAAGTAAGGTTACTAATTTAAGTGCTTTACTTTTTAATAGATTTTTATTAAAACTTAAGAATCAGATTTCTCCAGGATTTGAAGATAGGACTCTAGATGCTGATCTTAACCAAAGATTGTTTATTTCACGATCAAAAGATTTTTATCAAACTAAAGGAACTGATGAATCTTATAATATTCTTTTTGGTGCATTATATGGAGAAAAGGTAGATGTAATAAAACCCAGAGAGTTTCTCTTTAGACCTTCTGATGCTGATTATAGAGTAACTAAAGATTTAGTGGTTGAAGCGATTGAGGGAGATCCTCTTGAGTTATTAAATAATACCCTTTATCAAGATTTACAACATTTTGGAGATCATTATTGCATAGATGAGGCTTATGCTCCTATTAGTGGAATAGAAAAAATTTCTATTGGTAATTCTGATTTTTATAAATTAAATCTTGATTATGGTTATGCTAGAGATGTTCCCCTTAAAGGAAGTGTATACGGAGAATTTGTAGTTCATCCTAATACAAAAGTAATTACAGAAGTATCCATAGGTTCAAGTGTAATAGATGTAGATTCCACCATAGGTTTTCCTGATGCAGGTGAACTCTACGCAACTTTTGGAACAGGTGTTACAGGAATATTAACCTATAGATCCAAATCAATAAATCAATTCTTTGAGGTTGGATTAGCTAACACTACAACGGTTGGTGTTACAACTTCTATCAATTCAAAAGAGAATATTAGATTAAATACAGACGTTTATGGATATGTTGGTCTAGGAACCACCACTAGGGTTTCTATGAGAGTTACAGGAGTTTTAGCAGATTTAGAAATTCCTGATAATACTTATTCTTTCGATGTTAATGACAAGGTTTCCATAAAGTCTTTAGGAATAACAACTACAAGTCCTAAAACTGAAAACTGGTTTTATAATGTAGCTACAAAATATGATGTAGAATCCATAACTCTAGTTGATGAGTCAGATTTTACTTACACTTTAGTTACTTTTGCTAAAAATAATTTTAGATTAGGAGATGAAGTTACTGTCATTGATTCTTTAGGTAATACTAGAGATTCTGTAGTAAATGAAGTTATAAGTGATTTTAGTTTTTCTATCAAAGGACAGGGAGAAATTGCAAGTGCGAAATATACTGTTGAAAGAAAAATATTAAGAGCAAATGTAAAAACATCTTTGACTGATTATTCTTATATTGATAATTATTTTGCTAACGTACAAAATACCTACGTAAAATTCAATCAAGACCTTATAGTAGCTTCTTCATCCATCCCAAATTATCATAATTCTCCTTTAAATTTTTATGATAGAAAAATTACATTAAATGGGGAGTATAGTGGAGATACATTTGAAATTTTAACCGTAAATGATCATGGATACTACACAGGAGATGCTGTTTACTATAGTCCTTTTAATATAGAGACAAAAGATTTTCTTGGAAATACCACCAATGTGGTTAGTAAGTTTGCAGAGATGGATGCAGGTGTTTTCTTCGTAAAAAGATTAGATAAAAACAAATTTCAACTTGCTACAAGTCCAGCTAACATTTCTAATAACTCATTTGTATCAGTATCAGGAATTGTAACCTCCAATACTCTTGAATATCTTCCTTTTCATAATAAAGATGTTGATCATCAACTTTTACTAAAGGAAATAAAAAATCCAATAAATGAGGATGGAAATTATATCACTGGGCCAGGAGATAGAACAGGTATTCTTGTTAATGGTGTTGAGATTTTAAATTATAAGTCGAATGAGGTAGTTTATTATGGAACTATTAAAAATATTGATATAGCATCTGAGGGAAATGGCTATGATATTATAAATCCTCCAATTTTACATATTTCTGATAATGTAGGTTCTGGTGCAACAGGTATATGTGCTGTTAAAGGATCGTTAATAGGCATCAATATCGAAGATTCAGGTTTTGATTACGTTTCTCATCCTACCATTACCATAAGTGGTGGTAATGGTGAGGGTGCAAGTGCTAGTGTTAATACTAAAGAGATTGAGCACTCAGTTTCCTTCAATGCAACGGCAGATTCTGCTCGTGTTAACATAACTGATAGTACTATTGGTTTTTCAACCTTCCATAAGTTTAGAAATGGTGAAAAAGTAATTTATAAGACATTTGGGCAAACGGCAGTTGGTGGAATTTCAACCGATGCAATTTATCATGTTCATACGGTGGGTGTATCTACCATAAAACTTTATAAATCGGAAACTGAAGCAGTAAATGTTGGTTTGAATACTGTAATCTTATCTGAATTTGGAGTTGGTGTTCATGCTATTGAATCTTTTAATAAAAAACAAATTGTATCCAATATTATAGTTAATAATCCTGGCACAGGGTATCAAAATAAGAAAAGAACTATTATTTCAGCTGTAGGAATTAGCACGGCTCTTAATCAAATCAATATTAATAATCATGGATACGAATCTGGAGAAATTATTCAATATTCTTACAATGTTGATAAAATCACTGGAATTAATTCAAATACAAATTATATTGTTACTGAAGTTGATGAAAATAACTTTAAATTATCCAGTGTAGGAGTTGGAACTACAAATAAATTCTTATATTATGAAACAGAGCAATATATTGATTTTTCTGCCTCTGGTTTAGGAACTGGAACTCATACTTTTAACTATGAGCCAATTACGGTAACTTTAACTGGTGAAATAGGAGTTGCTACTGCCACAGGACAAGATTTTCAAGCAAAACTTCAACCTTTATTCAAAGGGTCTCTAGATTCTGTTCAAGTAACGAATGAAGGGTCAGATTATGGTTCTTCTGAAATTATAAACTATGACCGTCAACCATTATTAACTCTTAAGACTGGATCGGGTGCAGAAATCACTCCAATTATTAATAATGGTAGAATAGTTGAAGTTCAAGTAGATAATCAAGGTGAAGGTTACAATGCACCTCCTAATTTAGTCATTACTGCTCAAGCAGGTAATAATGGAAAGTTAGTTCCAATCATTAATGATGGAAAAATCACTAGTGTAAGAATTGACAATCCTGGAATTGGTTATACAGGTAGTGTAGGGGTAGCCGTAACAACTGATGCATCTAATGGAAAATTAAGAGCAAAACTTCAGACTTGGACAGTTAATTTATTTGAAAAATATGTGGATATTATTTCTGACGATGATGGAATTTTAGAAGCAGCAGAAAACTCAGAATTTGGTATAGAATACACTCATTTATACGTTCCTCGCAAATTGAGAGAATCTCTATATGTTAGAGACCAAGATAATAACATAAAATATGGATTATTAGATTTGCAAAAGGTTGATGGTGAAGAAGTCGCTGCAGAATATCATTCTCCTATAATTGGATGGGCATATGATGGTAATCCAATTTATGGCCCTTATGCTTATGAAACACAAACTGGTGGTTTTGTCAAAGCTATGGAATCTAGTTACAAACCAGTAACTTTATCTAATAGACCTCCTCTATCAACATTTCCACAAGGATTTTTTGTAGAAGATTTTGCATTTAATAATTCAGGAGATTTGGATGAACATAATGGTCGTTTTTGTATAACTCCTGATTATCCAAATGGAGTTTATGCATATTTCTCTACTATTAATCCTACTACTATCGATAACTCAGGAGTTTTTAATAGATACAGAAAACCTCAGTTTCCTTACTTAATTGGAAACACCTTTAAATCAAAACCTAATAGTTTTAACTATGATATAAGCATCAATCAAAAATCTTATGATTTAAATGATACAGACTGTTTTAGAAACACTACTCCTTATTCATTGACTGAAGAAGATGCTTTTTATGATTTTCTATATCAACCTAATAAAAGAAAAGAACAGTTAATTGATATAAACGTAATTTCCACTGGATCTATTGATAGTGTAGGAATATTAACGGGAGGAAATAATTATCAAGTTGATGATATTATTAATTTTGGACAACTTGGGGATAGTCCTCAAAGAGCTAAAGGAAGTGTTTCTAAGGTTAAAGGAAAAGTAGTCAATAATATCAGTGTGGCAAGCAGCACTGTAACTGATTTAGAAATTGCTCCTTTTGATGTAAACGGACAATATATTGCTTTTTCTACCTCTCCTCATAATTTTACTAATCTAAATCTAGTTTCTTTATCTGGATTTAATACTTCTACTGATCATCTACAAGGAAGTTTTAATATTGGAGTAAAAACTGAGAGTGTTTTACTTGCAGGTGCTGCATCAACGATTGGGATAACTGGAATAGTAACTTATTTTGGAATATCAGGATCACTTTCAAATAATCTTTTATCAATTAGAGAAAATGATATTTTAGGAATTGGAACAGAAACAATAAAAGTTCTTCAAGTTGATAAAGAAAATTCTAGATTAAGAGTTCTTAGAGCTCAAGATGGCACTGTGGGAAGTGCTCATACGGCTGGTTCAGTAATAACTGAAGATTCTAGAAAATTTACATTTAATGCATCTCCTGAAAATGACGTAAAATTTGAATTAAATAAAGAAATTTATTTTGAACCAAAAGAAGCACTAGGTATTGGAACCCTTGCAGGAGTTGGAATTGGAACTACTATTTCATTTTCCAATCCTGGTGCAGGTATTACTCAGATATTCATTCAAACTGAAGCAATCTATCTTCCTAATCATGATTTAAAAACAGGTGATATTGTAAATTACAATACAAACACTGGGGATGCGATAGGTGTATCCACAGATGGTATTACGCTATACAGTCTTCCAACTAACGCTCCTTTGTATGTTGGAAAAATTTCTAATGATTTAGTTGGAATTCAGACATTCCAAGTTGGTATTGGAAGCACTGGCACATTTGTTGGTATTGCAAGCACCACAGTTAATAGAGGATTATTAAGATTAACTGGAATTGGAACAGGAGTATTCCATAGTTTTAAAACAGTCAAGAATAATGTGGTCAATGCAGAGGCCCATAAAAATACAGTTACGGTAGCTACTGCTTCTACACATGGATTGAAATTTAATGACATTGTAACTCTTAATGTTCAACCAGGTATAGGAACCACAGTCACAGTTAAGTATAATGATTTTAATAGAAGAATAGTATTTGATCCTAAATCATTCTCTGCAGGTAATGTTGATATAACTGCTAATACAATTGAAATTACTAATCATGGTTTGAACACGGGTGATAAAGTAATTCATACAGCTACCACTGCCTCTGGAGGATTAGAAAATGAAAAAATGTATTATATTTTTAAATTCTCTACCAGTAAAGTTAAATTATGTTTAAGTAAATATGAGTCTGAACAATTTGAACCTGAATTTGTAAACATAACTTCTGCATCTGCAGGAACTTTATCTCCTATCAATCCTTTAACCACTCTTACCAAAAACAATACCGTAAGATTTGATCTATCAGATTCTTCATTAGCTAGTTTTGTTGGTGTAACTTCTTACTCTGCTTTTGATCTTAATCTCTATACTGATATTAAATTTAAAAATGCGTTTTATTCTTCATCTTCTACTGGTTCCTTTGAAGTATCGAAGACAGGAAAAGTTGGTATTAGCACTAACGCAGGATTAACATTAAGTGTTACCCAAGATTTGCCAGAGACATTATATTATAAGTTTACTCCCATCAATGAGTCTTTAATCACAGCAAGTAAAAAAGGAATTGTTGTTGATGAAGAGATAGAAGGATATAATCAACTTAGTATTGATGATAGTGTATATTCAGGAGACTTTATCGTAATTGGTATTGGATCTACTAATACATTTACTTACAACTCTCTTAGTCGTCCTGAAAGACCATCTTACAGTGAATCCGAATCATTATTAGAGTACACAACCAATTCTAGCACTGCGTATGGTGCGATTGCAGAGATCAAATTAAAGTCAAAAGGAAATGGGTATAGAGAGATAGTGGGAGTTTCTTCTATTATTACTGGTGTAGGAACTGATTCTATTCTAGAACCATCTAGCCTCAGTATAGGTAAGATAATTTCTACAAAAATTGAAAATATTGGATTTAATTATTCAGCAGATAATACTATAAGACCTGTTGCTAATCTCCCTGAGATATTACAAATTGAATCATTAACATCTTTCGAGTCTATTGGAATTAGTTCTGCAGGTAAGAATTATACCATAGCACCTAAGTTATTAGTTCTTGATGGCTTTACTGGTAAGCAAGTAACAGATGTTGATTTAGAATATCAGATTGGTGATCAACAAGTCACCATTTTGAAAAATACAAAGGGAATGTTTAATACTCCTCCTACGATATTACCTACATCTAATGTTAATGGAATAGGAATTAATACGATCAGTTATGATTCTAGCACTCAAAATGTGACTGTTGGTTTAGATACTTCATTTAGTAGTGCCACTGATGTTCCGTTCTCAGTTGGTGATAAAGTTCTAATTGAAAATGTGAGTGTTGGTGTTGGTACAACTGGTTATGGATATAATTCTTCTAACTATGAGTATTCACTCTTTACTTTAACAGCAGTAAATATTCCTCTTGGAGGAACTAATGTTGGATTTGTTACTTACAGTTTGGCTGGACTTTTACCAGAGAATGCATTTCCTGGTAATCAAGATGTTCTAAACTCTGCTGGAGTAATTGTCCCTCAAA